TAAAGAATTTAATTTAGGCAAATATGACCTTGCAAAAGCATTTGATGTAAATCATGCGACTATTCGCGCTATTCTTTCTGGCAGAAACTGGAAAGAAATTCTTTAAGCAACCCTTGACAGATTTCTTTTCAACGGTTGAGACCACTTCTGACTCGTATTCGCACCAAACATTGAGACGGCAGCGTCGGACGCAAAGGTCAACACAAAGCTGTCTGCCTTGTCGGGTGACTTCAAGCCACGCTTTCTAATGTCGTCCTTGCCCTCGACCTGCATCTTTCCTGAGCTGCTAAAGAAGTACCTCACAGTAGCCAGTTCAGCCACCAGCTCCTCGTCATTGGGGATACGACAGTCACGCGCCTCGAACCACGCCTTTGCCTTGTACCAAAGCTCTGCCCTTAGATTCCTGTAAGTTGTCCCCATCGCTGGGGACTCGGACACATTGATGCCTCTAGCGGGAAGACCGAGTTCTCGAAGACGGTCAACGACACCAGCACCAAGACCAATCGAGTCCACCATGATCTCGTGCGGTCTCTGGCTTGGCGGTAGGGCTTCCCACTCCGCGACGACTGCACCAGTTAACTGCATCAAGTCGAGGTTTTTCCAAGTCTTTGTGGGTTCTATGAGCGCGTTGCCTTGTCTCTTCGAGAGTGCAGACCTATCGCCACCAAAGCGTGCGACATCCAAGCCCCAGATCAGCTTGGCGTGCTGGCTTGTCTCTACATCCCTGTGTTTGGCAAGCTCCAGCAACTCCATCGGGATGATGGTGTCGTCGTCTGACCTTGGAAACTCTCCTAGTACCCTTATTCGGTATGCGTTGGACTCTTCACCGTAACGCGACTTCATCTCTTCGATGTAGGCTTCGCTGACCCTTGGAGAGTCAACGCAAGAGACTTTCATCGTCACCCAGTCATTGGCGAGTCGGTTCTGGGTGTCGTAGAAAAACCCTGAGCTTCTCACGGGGTTGCCCAGCAGTAGGGTGACGGCATTGTGTCCAGACATCGAGCCAGCAGCAGCCTCAAAGACAGCCTCTGGGATACCCGATGCCTCGTCAGCCACCAGCATCACATTCTCGCTGTGGACACCTTGCAGGGCTTCGGGCTGCTCTGCCCTCGATGTCCTTGCGGACACGAAAGCCTCTGTCGCTGCTTCCTTGACCTCGATCCTGTCCTGCTTGACCTCCAACATATCCCTCAAGGTCTCAGGCAGTTCTTTGACCCAGCGCTTTAGTTCCGCAAAGAGCGCGTCGTATAGCTGGCTGGATGTCGGTGCGGTGACGACAACCTTGACGGGGTATCTGAGAAGTAAGTACCAGATGATCGCCCAGCTCGCTGCTGTGGACTTGCCTACGCCATGACCTGATCTGACAGATATTCTGCGGTTTCCCTTTGCGATGTGCATTAGGAAGGTCTCTTGCCAAGTGTCGGGGTTTGCCTTGAGGACTTCCCTGACGAAGAGGACGGGGTTGTTCTTGTAGCGGATGGTGAACGCAACAAAGGGATTCTTGCTAAGTTCGTCTTCTCTCTTGTCTTGGATGCGGTCTATCTTTGCCACCACCTGTGGATGTAGTTTCTTTTTTTCTGGTGCAGTTGATTCTGTCGTCATGTCAGGATTGTGCCTTGATTTTTTTTATTTTTTTAGTGGGAGTGTGGTGCTGTGGGGAGGGGGGTGTGGGGGGGGTGTTAGGTCGGTAACTGTCGGGGTGCAGTTTCAGCGCCACCCGTCGCGCAGATCGAAGGGGGGGGGTAAACCCGAATCAGTCAGGAAGAATCGGTTAGTTAGTGACCACTCTCCTTGCATAGCGCATGAAACCTACACATTTGCATATCGTCGTATATTTCTACTTAACACTATGTCCATTATGTAAAGTTATTTTGCTGTTATCCACAGGTTTGACAGGTGTTTTGTGCATAACTTTGCCAGTTTTCACGCAACTGTGGACAACTAGGACAACTTCTCGCTGTTTTCTGTGGATATGTCCTCGACCACCTCAATGCGACGCAATGCGTCCAGTCGCATCCCCGACAGGTTCACTTGCACGCTTGGCATCTTGTTTTGAGCGTATGAGGCAGGATTCCAGCGCTCTGCTACCCATTGCCTCGTCTGTACGCGTAGACGCGCCTTCTGCACCTCTTCCACTTCGGTTTCGTCAGCGATCAGGATGCTCTCTGCCACCATGTCATCTGCTGCCTTCGCACGCGCACGCGAGGCAAGACCTTCATTATCGGGTGAATTCAACCATTCTTCAAGTGCAACACGCCCAACACCAAGCGCGTAACAGATGCGTGCAATCGGTTGTCCAGCCTCAAGCATTGAGACGATGTGTTCGCGTGGCATCAAGTCAAGCGTTGCCATGTCTGCTTTTCGTTTTGGTCTTCCAGCCATTTAAAAGCCCTCCAAGCGATTGAAGCCACTTACACACCACAAAGTATCAACCCGCATCTAAATCTCCTCCAAAGCCCTGTTAGCAGTATTTTTACGCATCTTGCTGGTATCGAATACCTTTGGCAACGACGAAGCCTCCAGCTCGTCCGACTTGACATCATCAAAGCCCGTCGCACCGCCAAGTGGAAACTCCTTCGCGTCCTTGTCCAGTCTGACCATCGCAGCACAAGGCATCAAAGCCTTGATCTTCATCGTGTCCTTGATGACTGGCGAGTCCATGATCAACTCCAGCTCTTCCATCGTCCAGATGTGTCTGTTCTGGACATCGGGTCTGAACTGCTGATACAGCGTCGCGTCGTGATGATTCCCAACGACCACCATCACCGACCCGTCCTGCATCTCATGCTCGACTGCAACTATCGCTGGCATCTCAGGCACACCGTTCTCAACCGCCCACGCTTCAAGAGCTGCATAAGCCTTGATCATTCCACCGACAGCTCGATCCAACTTCACCTCATCTCTGGACACCGAAGCCTCGAAGACTCGTTCAGCCTGTCGCCATACCTTGATCCGAAACTCTGAGTCCACCAACTCGATCAAGCGATTGATGCCCCAACGCTTTTCATGGTCTTTCTTCACCACAGACAGCTCAACTAACCTCGAATTCATAAATACCTCGAAAGTATTCATAGGGAAATCTGGCTGTTTTAGACCACCAAGTGCTTTACTCAAACTCTTCTTAACCATTACCTTCTCCTTTTTTTAACTTTTCCAAATCGGACGCATTGCCACAATGGACAGATGGTGTGTATACATACACACACCATCCATCTGTCCATCGTTTTGGCATAGACAAATGGATTTTTCGTTGTCCATCGTTTGTCCTCCATTTGTCCATTTGTCCATCATCATTTCTTGATCGATACGACCACCGAATTGGCTGTTTTTGCGTCGTCATCTTCCGCATAAACCGCCCAGCACATATCACCATAAATTACTACTTTCTTGAAATCAACAAGGTCTGCTTTGACGCGATACCATGCCTTGTTGAAGGTAGTTATCTGCACATCGCTGCCCATCCGAGCCTTAAATTCGTCGCGCCATTGATCGATCTTTATGCACTTATTGCGTTTGCCATCGACCACCTGCATCTCGCCTGACTTCTTAATTGAGTCGTGCAGACAGTTCAAAGCTAGTCGCTGGTTCATGCCCTTGCCTGTCTTATCTGGCGGTTTGATTGACTTGCGTTCTGTATCCATCTCCTCATCTGGTTCGACTGCCAGACTGGATGCGCCGTCAAAGTCGATGACCCCAGACGATCCAGTCGTGACCTCAACCATCTTGAACCCGATCCTCTGCCCGTCTTCACCGTCCTTTTGCTTGCTGATGTGGAGTATTCCTTTTGGCGGTTGAGCGCCTTCGATCCTGATGATCTCCAGCTCTGTGTCTACTGCTCCGAGCAGGGAAGAGTGACCGCGTAGACCTTTGGTTGCGTCCTTACCAGCGTGGTGAACTACCAAGAGACCACACTCATACCTACCTTGTATAGCGCCAGCAGCCGTAATAAATGCACCCATGTCCTCTGATGCGTTCTCGTTACCACCGCCAAACGCTCTAGCCAAGGTGTCGATGATGATCAGCTCGAAGTTGATCTCATTGATTGCTTTGAGGTCGTCAATGGCTGCCACCAAGTCCTTCAAGTCGGTCTGTGAGCTGCGCAAGTTGACCTGCCGTCTGAGAAAATAGACTGGCGCTCCAACTGGCGTAGCGTGATGCGTCTTGAGCGCCTTAATCCTTGACCCGATACCGCCATGCCCTTCCCCTGCGATGTACAGGACTGCACCTTGTCTGGTGATCTCGTTGCCAAGGAATGCTCTGCCTGTCGCTATGCACTCGGCAATGTCCAAGGCAATGAATGACTTGAAACTCGCTGGCGGTGCGTATAAAGCCACAAAGGACTTCTGCGGGATAACGCCTTGAACTAGCCATTCAACAGGTTCGTCCTCGATGTCGTCCCACGCTTCGAGCTTGAATCCTTCTCTTTGTAGCGGTGCTTGTGGCAGTTCTAATTCTGCTTTTTCTTCTGGTTGCGCATAGTCAATCAATCTTGCAGGAGTCGTTACATCTAACTCACTTGCTACTGGTTTCGTTGCTTTTGTGTAATCAATGAGCCTATCTTTGTCAAAGCCATACTTGTAGACAAACTCGTATGCGTCCTCCTTGATCTCTTCAAGTCCTAGGTCAACCACTCGGATACTTTTTGTAACCGACTTGAGAGCTGCAACTGCTTTCCTTGCGTACTCCCAGCCCACCGTGTCGTTGTCAGGGACTATTGCGATGGTGAGTCCGACTAGGTGCTTGACCACATCTTCGGGGAAGTTACTTGCACCGTTGTGAGTGCAGGTTGCCACCACACCTAAAGACTTGAGAGCGTCGGCTGCCTTCTCGCCTTCGCACAAGAAGACTGTGCGTCCTGTCTTGCGTGCAAAGTCCACCTCTGGCAAG